GGCCTTGCCCGCCGCTACCGCCACACCTGTGCCGGTGGTGTTCTTAACTGTCTTTACACCTGTACCATTGTTTCTAACCAAATAGAACTTTTCAATCTGGCAACCAGAGCCTAGTATTAAATTACCTGCGTAGCCAACACCCGCACCACTTTCCGTAATGTTTAAACGCAAATTTCTGGCTGATTGAGTAGTTGCAACGTCTGTTAATGTGATTGTTACATCTGCGGCAGACGGAAAATTTACGGTAGCTGAACCCGTAATAACCTCTCCCAAGACCGCGTCACCCAAATTAGCATTGGTAGCCGTACCCCATGTACCAGAGTTTGCCCCTGTTTCAAGCAGTTCTATTTTAAGTGCTGACCATGTTGATGGCATTTTTAACTCCTAGTTTGTCGAGACAGCAGTCCAATTTGCCGTCTGCGTAGTATTTATCACACTCCAAGCAAATGCTTGTGAAACTGAACCAGCCGTTCCGGTTGCTGACACGCCTGATAATGATCGTCCAATTCCAAAAGATCCCACAAAGCCAGAAGAACTCACCCCGCTTAGTGCGCTAATGTACGTAGGCCCACTTGTGCCAACCAAACCTGTACCTAACACGCCTGAGAGTTGTATGCCAACCCCTACACTACCTACTGCGCCTGTACCCTGTACACCCAGCAAAGATTGCCCAATATCAAATATACCTACCGAGCCTGTAGCACTTACACCAGTAAGAGCAAGGTTAGCACCGGGCACAACAAACCCAACGTCGCCGGTTGCCGCTATGCCTGTTAGCGCTAGTGTTGATATAGAGGATGAGGCCAGTGTTCCAACCGCCCCTACTGCGCCTACACCCGTAAGCTCCAGTAAACCCGAAATACCAACTACCCCAGTACCCCCTGTTGCCGCTACACCAGATAACGACACCTCTACATTAAAAAAACCTACTGCGCCTGTTGCACTAACCCCAGAGAGTTGTGCTCCGGTACTGCCTGTTACTGTTCCAACAGCGCCCGAGGCTACAACACCTGTGAGCGCAGTTTGACTACCGCCCCAAGTATTATCACCCCAAGCGTCTGCGCCCCATGCTGTGGACATGACTTACCAATTACGCGATTCGCAGCAGTCCAGTTGTTGCGTCGTTAGTTGGCATGGTCAACGTAAACGTGCCCGCAGCAACGGTTTGAGGCGAAAACGTGTAAACAGCAACAGACTTTTTGGTTGAATTTGTGTCGTTGTACAAAAGCATTGCATCAAATGACGTAGCCAATGTGACTGTGCTGTACACAATACTTGCAGATGGTGTTAAAAACGATGTGGTTCCAGAACTGCTTGGTACTGTACCAAACGTCACAGTCACACCGCCAGCGGTATAACCTGTACCAGTCACTTCAGTTATTGCACCCGTGTAAGACGCTGTTGTTGCATTTAAAGTACTTGCCGCAGTGAACAAGGCCGCTTTAAACACATCAGCAGTTGAGACTGTGTGAGCAGGGACGCCTGTGCCGTTAAACGCATGAACTGCGTTAAATAAGTCCACCTTAAATGAAGTGGTCATTGCTTGTGTGTTTGCCATGATATTTCCTTAAAATTCAGCGGTTTCGCCGTAACTTACAACGGCACGTTTTAACTGCACATGAGCAGAACGGTGAACCAACTCACCCTTTAACCAATACTCCACCCATGTGGTTGTTTCGTTCTCATTATCAATGATTCCTTCACGCTTTTCAAGCAATGATTCGTCCATTTCGCCTTTGGTAGTCGTAATCAATTTGAACTCCTGATAAGAGCCGCCGTAGCGGTGTTTGCTGGCATGGTAATTGCAAATGTAACGCTGGATGTTTTGTCAGCCCCAAAGTCCAAAACAGCTACGGATTTGTTGCCCTGACTGGAGTTATAGATTAACGCGCACCGAGCCGTGATAACCCCTGTCCATGAAATATTTGGGAAACCCACAAAGGCTGTGTACCCAGAAGACGACACCGTGATGGGCGTTAGTGCTGCCCCGCCAGCGACGTAAGAGCCCGTGTTGGCTACTTCGTTTGTAGCAGAGTACGCCGTTGTTGTCTCGTTTAAATCAGCACTGGCCGTGTACAGGGCGATCTTGATGACATCCGTGGTCAAGTCGTGTACGCCTTGATAAAGCTCCGCTTTAAACGATGTAGTCTGGGTTTGAACTGTAGACATTCCTTACCCCTCAACTTACCGGGTTGCGGACTTGAACAGTGCGATACGTGTCTGTACGTAACTTGCCGTCGCCCAAATTTTTCAAAAGGCCAATTGCTTGGACGTACAGTTGTTGGTACTGACCCACCAAGTCTTGCTCACCTTTCATGAAGCGGATAGCCTCAATCAGTGCGCCGTTCAAGAGAGCAGAATCAAACTCAGTGCCCAACCACGTAGTGCCCGCCGTAACAATAGACTCGGGATAGTAGCCGTAATGCAACTCTGCATTGTAAGACTGATCGGGTGTAGGGCCAAGAATAAACGCGGAGGCGTCAAAGATAGCGTAATACTTGGGAAGCGTCCGTGTTGCTGTAACGTCGCGTGGATATGCCTCACGAATAAAGTTCACATCCTTGTCAATCAGGTAGCAGTACTCACCGTTGGATTCGATCACGGCCAGTGAATACACGTACAGAAAGTCAGACGGAATCTGAAGGTACTTGTTACCAGTTGTCAATGTTCCCGTTACGTTCTTGCGAATCGCAGGAATCTGCACCGTGTTGTAAATCTTCTGCTCAGCTTGTTCAGTAAACATAGCCAACTCCTGCGCAGAAAACTCGTTCTCGCAGATGTTCTCAATGTTGGTACACAAGTCGGCGTAATTCATGAGCTACCTTTAGGCCATCGGGCCACGGGCCATTCTACCTTTGGTCTGAGCTTTCCCACCACGCACAAGAATGCCGCTGGTTTTTGGGCCAGTATCATCGCGCTTGTAGATGTTTCCCACAGACATGTTTACGGTATCAGCATTGCTGTGATCAGGGCCGCTGCCGGGATTGCTTGACATCTTGACAGCCTTACCCGACATCGTGTGTGGTTCGGCATAGACGCTGGCAGCGCCAACTTCTTTACCCATTATTTTTTGACTGTATTTAGCCATGGTGACTCCTTATGTGACTACAACCGTTACTGTACCAACTTGTGCAACCCCCACCAAGTTATTTGGTGTAAGTTCAGAATCAAAATTTTGAGACATCCCCACAGGGTACCACCCCCACTGAATGTTTCGACTACCTTCGCCAATCGACCCAGTTGAGGTTGTACCCGACTGGTAGTACGTATCATCCTTACGTGGGTTGCGCAACGCTTGCGGGTCATCCACGGGGTACATACCCAACTGCAATTGCGGCTGGTCGGGTTCCCAACAAGAGCCGCAAACCAAAATGTTGACTTGCTTTGTCTTGACAATCAGTGTACGCAACTCACGCAAACGGAATTGAAACCCACACCGGTCGCAGATTGCAATCGCAATCTTGCCGGAGGCATAACGGTTACCCATCAGCCACCCCCGATGTACGCACGACGCGGCACAAACCGAATTGCAGCCTTCTCCCTATCTTCTCCTGCCGCCAAGTCAAACTGTTCGTCGTACGCAGCTTTCAACATTGGGATGCGTTTTTCCAACTCGGGAACCTTCATAGCGATGTGATAGGCCAAGCCAGCCGCTATGCAAGGCAAGAAGCGGAAATTCATGTCTGCGGTCTCAACACCCGCCCCAGCATCCTGAATACGGCGCATACGCCAGTAGGCAAGCTGGTAGTAGGGTGCGGCTGCGGTACCTTGGTCTGGGGTCGGCCAGACGGTCACAGCGGGCACCTGCGTCCAATAAACTGGGGCTCCAGCGGTGTGCGCGGCGGGAAAAGTACTTTGCTGACCACGGCCACAGTTAGAGAGCGTTCCTTGCGTGCTACCCACAACAGTCGTGATGTAGCCGTAGCTGATGATCTCACTGTCCATACGAATAAAGCCCGCCGCTGGCAAGGCCGTCACGTCACTCAGGGTGATCGTAGTGGCAGTTGAGGTAATGGTGGAGGACAACAAACCAGCAGTCAGGCTTTCTTGACCCGACATGCGCTGAATCAAAAGCTGGATTGGTCGCGCTTGCTGTAACTTGTTTGGAATCGTGGCGTACGTAGAAACACTGATTCGCGTGATGGAGAGGTCAGCCTGCGTAGATACACTGCCCGCACCCGTGCGAATGACATGCTCTAACAAGTCAATGGTGTCGTTTGGCAGCGCGTAAGTGTTGACGCCTTGCACAAGGTTGATAGTCCCCTGATCAATCGTCCACATGTTGATGCCACGGTTTTGCCACTCGATGGTCATCAGGTTCATTGAACGACGTGCAGTGCGCAGGTCATAGCCAGAGCGCATCTCACGGCCAGCACGCTCCCACGACTCTTCCGCAATCTCGGTAAATTCAAGATTGAAAATGGAGGTGCCTGAAGTTGCCATTATCTAAACCCTGCTGTTTTCTTTGCGATGGTTTTAGGTTGCGCTACGAACTGTTTCCCGGCGGCTTTTCCTGCTCGCTTGGCTTTGGTCGTTGCAG